TGGCGGGCCGAGGCCTGCCGCCTCGTTTGGCATCCGCACCACCTCGATTGGGGCGGGCGGCACCTCAAACGGAAACTCAGCGCACGCAACAGCGGGATGAAACCCAGCCTTGGCGCGCCTGGTACAAGACGGCGCGTTGGCAAAAGATGCGCCTCAAGGTGTTGAAACGCGATGACTACATCTGCCAACAAACCGGCGCGAGGTTGATTGGCAAACACCCTGCACCAAACAGCCCAGTCGCGGATCACAAGACCCCACATCGCGGCGATCCGGATCTGTTCTGGAGCGAAGACAACCTGCAGACCGTGTCGAAGGAATACCACGACCGGATCAAGCAAAGCCAAGAGCGGCGCGGCGACATCTGAGCCGTCAACCACACCCAACCATCAAGGGGGGGTGGGTCAAAAGTCTGGAACCCCTCCAGCCCTAGACCCGCCTCCCCAGCATCTGGAGATTTTTTTCTTGAGTGACGTGGAATTTGACCTCTTTGGCGATCCTTGCACGTTACCCAATGGGCGGCGTGGTCGCCCGAAGCATGTGCCAACACAAAAATTGCGCAATAAAGTCATAGTGTTACTGGGGCTTGGATGGAGCCAAGAGCGGATAGCCAATGCAATTCACTGCTCAGGCCCAACCCTGCGACGGTATTATTTTTCGGAATTGAAACGCCGGTCAATGCAGCGAGACCGATTGGATGCCTGGCGGTTTGAGAAAGTGATGGCCGCTGCTGATAGCGGCAATGTTGGTGCGCTTCGGCTTTTGGATCAGCTGGTTGCCAAGAATGATATGATGCTGGCCGCGACCCGATTGCGAGATGCTCAAGACGAAACTCCACTTGAAAACATTGGCAAAAAGGAAATGGAGCGCAGGGCCGCACATGAATTGACATCATCGGACAAGGTCGAAGGCTGGGATGATGACCTGAAACCGGGGTACGCAAACTGATGGACGGTGGATTTGATCATCACCGTAACCCGGCATGGAATACTGCCGTGCCTGATTGGGAAGATCGTATTTTGAATGGGCGTTCGTTGATCCCTGATCTGCCGTTGTTTGATCAGGTGGCCGAAAAAGCGCTGCGCATTTTCAAGCGATTGAAGGTGCCAGACCTGATTGGCACCCCAACGTATGGCGATGTATGCGAAAACTGGGTGTTTGATTTGGTTCGCGTCATCTTTGGCAGCTATGACCCGGAAACCAAACGCCGGATGATCCGAGAATTTTTCCTGTTGATCCCAAAGAANAACGGAAAATCAGCGATAGCAGCTGCGATAATAGTGACGGCCGCAATCCTGAATGAGCGCCCGCAAGCGGAACTTCTGTTGATTGCCCCGACGCAGGAAATTGCAAAGATCGCGTTTAAGCAGGCCAAAGGCATGATTGCGCTGGATGATGCCCTGGCAAATGTCTTCAAAGTGCAGAACCACGTTAAGACGATCACACATCTGGACACTGAAGCTGAGATCAAAATCCTTTCATCTGATGGCGATGTGATTACCGGCTCTAAAGCTGCATATATCCTAGTGGATGAAACGCATGTTCTGGGGTCGAAGCACAAGGCTCCTGATATTTTTCTTGAGCTTCGTGGAGGTTTGGCCTCGCGGCCAGAAGGTTTCATGCTGCAAATTACAACGCAGTCAAAGGAACGCCCTACCGGCCAGTTTGACAAGGAGTTGGTGCGGGCCCGCGAGGTTCGGGACGGGACGCGTGATAGCTCTCTTTTGGCTGTGCTGTATGAACTGCCACAAGAAATGCTTGAGGCTGAAGCGTGGCGTGATGAGAAAACATGGGGGATGGTCAATCCCAATCTGGATCGCTCGGTGGCGCTCGAATACTTGCAGGAAAAATACCAAGAGGCGGAACGTGATGGCCCAGATGCGATGGCGTTGTTTGCTTCGCAACATCTGAATGTTGAGATTGGTATAGGCCTGAACTCTGGCCGATGGGTTGGTGCTGATTACTGGTTGAAGGGTGCCAAGTCCGACATGGATTTGCAGTACATTCTTGATGTTTGTGAAGTGTGCGTGGCTGGTGTTGACGGTGGCGGCCTAGATGATCTGTTGGGGTTTTCGGTGATGGGCCGCCATGCGCAGACCAAGGAATGGCTGCATTGGGGGCGGGCCTGGGCGGATCGGGATGTGCTGAAGTTGCGCCAGATCATCGCGCCCGAACTGCTGGCTCTGGCGGCGAAGGGTGAATTGATCCTGGTGGATAACATCGAGGAAGAGGCTAATCCTGAGATAGTAGAATTGTGCAGCCAAATCCGGGACGCGGACCTTTTCCCTGAGCAGAATGGAATTGGGATGGATCCCGAAGGTGTTGGATCAATCATTGATGCGCTGGTCGAGGCGGGGTTCGTGATCGAAAACATCGCGTCAATCAGTCAAGGGTACAAGCTGAACGCAGCGATCAAAACAGCGCCGGTCAAACTAAAAAACGGGACAATGAAACATTGCGGCCAAGGCTTGATGACCTGGTGTGTGGGCAATGCAAAAACCGAACAGCGAGGAAATGCTGTGATCGTAACAAAAGCACAAAGCGGATCGGCTAAAATTGATCCGCTGATGGCAATGTTCAACACGGTGATGTTGATGAGCTGGAACCCAGTATCCGCCAAGAAAGACCTGAGTGCATTCTTTGAAAATCCGGTGATGGTCGTATGATGAAATTGATGCGCGCCGCCCTGCGCGGTGTTAAGGCGGAATTGGCGGCTGGTGAATCTGGTTGGGTGGCGTTGTCTGGCAATCAGTTGTTCAGTGAGATGGGTCTGTTGTCGAACGCAGGCACCACAGTGTCGTCTGAAACCGTTATGCGATTGTCTGCTGTCTGGGCTTGTGTGAGCCGGACATCACAGCTGATTGGAACGCTGCCGCTGAACCTATATGAAAAGCAGCTACAAGGCGGGCGCGTGCGTCTGGACAACGAGTTGTCAGCGATGGTGACGAATAAGCCGAATGTTGTTCAAACTTCGGTTGAGTTTTGGGAAGGCACGGGTGCACATGCTTTGCTGCATGGCAACAGCTATTCTGAGAAACTGATGATCGCAAACCGATTGGTCGGATTGCGGCCATTGCTGTCTGCGGTGCCAAAACGGCGTGGTGATGGTCGGTTCGACTATCATGTGAACGAAAATGGTAAGATTTATGTATTGCCTCCTGAAAAGGTGTTTCACCTTCGTGGGTTTGGCGGTGGCGATGGCCTGGGCCTGTCGGCCGTCAAGTATGGAGTTCAGTCATTTGGCGCGGCTCTGGCGGCGGATTGCACGGCGTCCAAAGTGTTTTCCAACGCGCTGATGCCGTCTGGGGTGCTTGAATCGGACGATCTGTTGCAGCCAGAACAGCGAACGCAGTTGCAAGAAATGTTGGCCACCTATTCAGGATCCAGCAAAGCGGGAAAAACGCTGGTACTGGAAGCCGGGTTGAAGTGGAACCAGGTGCAGATGAATCCTGAAGACGCGCAGCTGCTAGAAACGCGGCGGTTCCAAGTCGAGGATATTTGCCGATGGTTTGGCATGCCTCCAATCATCATTGGCCATTCGGCAGAAGGTCAAACCATGTGGGGATCGGGTGTGGAAAGCATCATGCTGTCGTGGTTGACGACCGGCATCAACCCGCTGCTACGCCGGATCGAGGCCCGCATGAACTGCGATCTAGTGCCGAGTGACAAGCGCGGCCGTTGGTATTTTGAATTTAACCGGGAAGCCATGCTGCAGATGGACAGTAAGGCCAAGGGAGAGTTCCTGTCGAAAATGGCCACCTCTGGCACACTGACGGCCAACGAGCGCCGGGAAGTGCTGAACAAAGATCATCACGCAGATCCGGCGGCGAATGATTTGCTGGCGCAAACTGCGCTGGCCCCGCTGGAAGACCTGAGAAAGGAAGACACATGAAACGCAACCTGCCAAAGGTAGATGTGAGCGTGCGCCCTGGCGTGCGCAGTGATATTAGCTCCACCGCGATTGACCGGTGGAGCCCTGATCTGCGTGCCGCTGCAAATGGGGATGACGCCACAATTTCCATTCTCGATCCGATCGGTCAGGATTTCTGGGGTGAAGGCGTGACTGCCAAACGGATATCGGCGGCTTTGCGATCCATCGGGGATAACCCGGTCACGGTGAATATCAACAGCCCTGGCGGCGATGTGTTTGAAGGGTTGGCGATCTACAATCTGTTGCGGGAACACAGCGCAGAGGTGACAGTGAATATTCTGGGCCTAGCCGCGAGTTCGGCATCGGTGATCGCTATGGCCGGAGATCGCGTCCGGATTGGCCGCGCGGCGTTTGTTATGATCCATAATAGCTGGGTGATCGCCATGGGTGACCGCCACGCGCTGCGTGACGTATCTGACTGGCTGGAACCCTTCGATGCTGCCCTTGGGGATGTCTATGAGGCCCGCACGGGCCTGTCGCGTCCCAAGCTGATGGGCATGATGGACGATGAAACCTGGATCAATGGCCAGTCGGCGGTTGATCAGGGCTTTGCCGACGATCTTTTGGAATCGGATGACGTTGCCCATGACGGTGAAGGGGCCTCGGCCAAATCACTGCGGGCAGAAAAGAAATTTGACCTTGTTGCAGCGCGAGCTGGCCTTTCGAGAAGTGCCGCCCGCGATCTTCTGCGCGAGTGCAAGGGGGGCCTGCCTGGCGCGGCCCTGACCCACACGCCCGGTGCTGTGGATTTGGCAGCGCAGATTAATGATTTGCGCGACTTTTTGAAAACATAACTGAAAGGAAAGACTGTGAAAAAGTCTCTCATTAATACCAGCGCCCTGGCGCTGCACCTTGCGGCGTGCCCGGTGGGTGTGCTTGCTAAACCACGCGCGGAAGCAACCGGTGATGTGGCCCACGCCCTTGCTGGTCTGAAAACCGACATCACTGCTATGCGGGAAGATCTGTTTCCGAAGGCCGAACTGGCACTGAAAGAAGCAGCCAAATCGGGCGAGATCGGCGCCGAAGTGAAAGTGGGCCTGGACAAGCTGATGGCCGACTTCAACGAAGCAAATGCGCAGGCGGCTAAACTTGAAGGCAAGATGGAAGTCTTGGAAACCCGCAACACTGACCTTGAACAGTTGGTGGCGCAGGGTGGCATTGGCGCTGGTGGCAAAGTAACCACGATGGGCGCACAAGTGGCCGAATCTGAGGGCCTGAAGGCATGGATTAGTGGCGGCGCCCAAGGCTCGCACAAGATCGATGTTCAGGCAGCTATCACATCTGCAGGCGGGTCAGGTGGTGGTCTGATCTGGTCAGACCGCGATGAGGTGCCGGTAAATATGGCCCGCCGCCGACTGCGGATCCGTGACCTTCTGGATGTGGTGACAACCACAGCGCAGGTAATTGACTACACCAAGCAGACCACGCGCACTAACGCCGCAGCCCCCGTGGCTGAAGAAGGCGCGGCCCCAGCGTCCAGCTACGGTTGGACCAAAGACACTGCCAATGTGCGCAAGATTGCCCATGTTACCCATATCTCGGATGAGGCACTTGCGGATAGCGGGCAGCTTCAGGGNGAGATCGATGGCGAGATGCGGTACGGTTTGGACTTGGTCGAAGAAAATCAGATCCTTGCTGGCGATGGCACTGGCGAAAACTTGTCGGGTTTGTTGACCGATGCAACAGCGTTTTCTGCGGCGGCGGGGCTTCCCAATACCGACCGGATTGAGCGCTTGCGGTTGGCGATCCTGCAGGTGACGCTGGCCGATTATGCCGCGGACGGTGTGGTGATGAACCCGACGGACTGGGCGGGGGTTGAGCTGCAGCGCGAAACCGCCACGGGCAAGTTTATCATTGGTGGGCCCGATGCGCCTGCTGGGCCATCCCTGTGGCGTTTGCCAGTGGTCGAAAGCAACTCGATGACAGCGAACAGCTGGCTGGTGGGGGCCATGATGATGGCTGCGCGCCTCTATGATCGGATGGAAACGGAAATTCTGATTTCGTCCGAGCATGGCACCAACTTCGTGGATGGCATGAAAACGATGAAGGGCACCAAGCGTCTGGCACTTGCTGTGCGCCGCCCGACTTCGTTGGTGACTGGTAACTTCACCTTCGCCTGATCCGGCGTCGAACCACATACCGACGGCGGGTGATCTGCCGTCGGTTTTTATTGAAGTGTATGGAGGGAAAGCCCATGCTAGTAAAAATGACCCGCACACAATGCACTGCCTTTGGCATGTTGCATTCTGGTGTTGCATATAATCTGGATCCGAAAACACCTGATCAGGAAAAATCGCTCAAGCTTCTGATCGAGCGAAAATTTGCGGTGAAAACTGCAGCGAAGAAACTTGAGGCTGCCAAGGCGTCGGCGGAGGAAGTTTCGCGCGCAGGTCAAGATGCGGCGGCCCAGGCGGCTGACGTGGGCGCCAAAGCCAAAGCCAAGGCCGATGCTGATGCCAAAGCCAAGGCTGATTCCGACGCCAAAGCCAAGGCTGATGCCGACGCCAAAGCCAAGGCCTGATCCGTGTCTAAAGTGCAACTGGCCGAAGTGAAGGCGCATTGTATCATCGAAACGAACGACGATGATGCAATGCTTCAATCCTACATTGATGCTGCCGAGCAGCGTATTCAGGATTATCTTCGCCGAGATCTCGACACCGATTACCCCAGCGATTGGCCGACGCCGATCGTTACGTCTGTCATGATCCTTGTGGCTGCTTTTTATGCGGATCGTGAGGCGGCCAGTGGCAATATCATTCCCGTCAGCGTTAAAGGCCTGCTGGCGTCGTATAGGGTGCATTCCTGATGAGGGGTGCGGGCGGTTTGCAAGAGCGAGTGGCGTTTGATCCGCCACTGGTTGCCC